CGAGTAATAGACAGGGTCAGACCCGGCCTCAATGCGGAGTTCCGCACCGCCGGAATAGGGACCGACAGTAGCGGACGCGGTTGCATCGCCCTGAGCGATCAGGGACCAGGTGTTAGGGTAGTTGGGATAGCCGACCTGGCGATAGACTTTGTAAAAACCCTCGCCAGTGGTGGAAAGCGTAAGGCTGCCGTTAGCGGCGAGCGTTACAAGATCCTCTCCGTACGGGTAAACTGTAAGCTGTTGGGGCATCTCTTATTCTCCAAAAGGATAAGCCCGGCCCCGAAGGACCGGGCTATATCTCATCAAGTGACCTGGTTGAACAGGAGAACGCCCGACATCTCGGGGTTCTTGTTCACCACGCCAAACAGCGTATCAAGACGATAGAAAGTTTTCATCGTCTTGATGTCGTACTGTTTGGTCATGACCAGTTCGATGCCCTGATCGGTCGTCGCACGCATCACAGCCGCGCCGGCATCGTTCGGCACCGCATAGCGGCCCGGAAGGATTTCCAGAGCGTCTTTCTGCCAGAAGCAGTTAATCTGCGTCGGGTCGATGTTGAGCCAGGTGATCGTTGCCGTGGCGGACTTGGCCGTAACAGCGACGTTCTGGTACTGGGCCGCAGCATCGTTGGCCACCTGGTTGGAGATGATCGGCGGGGTGATGACAAGCGTGGTTCCGCCAGCCGGCACCGAGACAACGCGGAAAGTCTTGAGCTGTCCGGTGTTGACTTTGGTGATGTGGTGAACGGCGAACACGTTCGCGATCGTGAAGCAATCGCCGGCAACGACGTTGGCGGAGGAAGAGACCGTCACCGTCTGGAAGCGGTTGTCAACGTTGCTGACTTCGCCCGTTCCGGCCGTCGAAGTGGCGACCGGGTTGTAGTAGTTGAGGCCAGCGTCCTCGGTCGAGATCGTGATGGCGCCGCCGGCAGCCGCAGCGATGCGGTTGGCGTAATCCATCTTGTAGGTCTCGAACCCGGCAACCGGGCCGACATAGGACCGCTCATAGGCGCGGTCAGACTTCGGGTTGCCGAACGAACGCGAGATGCCCGAGAGGTCAGCCGCAAGGCCGTTATAATCGCGGCTCGAGAGCGCGAAATAACGGTCATTGGACGGCACGCCCTGTTCGTTCATGATCGTGTCAGCAAGGGCGATGTGGTCGTACTTGCCCGGCGCAGCCGAGATCGGAACAACCAGCGAGCCCTGCGCCGAGGCGACGTTCATGATAGCGACATTGATGTCTGACGCCAGCTTCTGACGGGCGCCGTCAGCCAGGCGACCCTCTTGCAGAGCGTCACGCAGTTCAGTCGCCGTCATGGCCCACGGGACGGACTTGTTAAAGCCGATCGTCGCCGGCACCGCGAGCTGCGTGCGGTCCTTGAAGTTCGACGTCATGTCGGTCCCGGTGTATGAGACCATGATGTAGGGCTGGGGGCGCCAGATGATGTTGTTCGTGCGCTCCATCATCTGCTGGTCAGTCTGATAGAGACTGACATTGCGGGACATCACCAGCGCATCTTGGAAGCCTTCGAGGATGTCCTCGAATGCAACCCTTTCTTCTTTACTAAAGCCGTTAGCCATTGTTCCTATTCCTGTTTTTCACTAGGCCCGCTGCTTCAACTGACGCCGATAGGCCATGACCTTTGAATAGTCGCCCGTGCGTTCAGCTTCAGCGCGAAGCCGATCCAATTGATTATCGACAGCTCCGGACTTCGCAGCATTTCCGCTGACTATCTGCTCCGGCGCAGCCGATGGTTTGCGTTGTTGAACTTTCAAATTACCCTCCAGGCGCGCAACCGCGAAAGCGAATTGCACCGGGTCTTTAATCGCCGCCAGCTCGGCGGCTTTCTTCGGGTTGCGCCCGAGTGCGTAGATCAATAGAGCGGGCTTTTCAGCGCCGGCCAGTATCATTCCCTGTTGCGCCACCGACAGGGTGTCGGCCACAACAGCTTCTGCGTCCTCGAAGTCGCGGGCTTTCAGGGTCGCCTTCTCAGTGGTGTAACCGGCGAGCTTCGCCTGCCACTGGCTCTGGGCTTCCTGTTCAGCCTGTCTCCTCAATTCCGCCTCGCGCTCATGCGCGGCTTTTGCTTTGTACCACTCATCCAGGCGCTTGTCATACGCTTCCGTGTCGTAATCCACGTCAGCCAGCGTTGGCTTCTTTGGCGGGGCGGTGACTGTCTCACCCCGCGGTGCCTCGGCCTGGCGTTCGCGGTCCAGTTGACGGACCCGCTTTTCAAGTTCCCGGTTCTTCCGGCGCAGTTCCTTCACCCATTCCGGGGCGCCCGTCGGCGCTTCGGCTTGTGGTTCGGGCTCTTCGCCAGCAATACTGACTACCAGCTCTTCCTGCTCTGCCTCCGGCTGCGTCTCGCTGTCCGGGTTGGCAGCCTCGACCGTCTCGGTTTCTGGCTCAGGCGTCTGTTCGTCGTTCATTGCGTTAGTCCTCGTGTCTCAGCCATTGGAACCGGCTGGCTGGCCTGCCGTATCTCCTGCGCCGCGCCGAGAACGGCTGCCCGCTCCTGGTCGCTGACGTTCGTGAGGATCTCGATGGTCTTGGCGCGCGTCTCCTCGGCGCGGGCCAATGCGTATTCCGTGTCGGCCTCGGCCTTGGCGGCCTTGGCGCGGGCCTCGAGCCCGAGGCTTTCGGCAAGCTGGGCCTGCGGGTCGGGCTGGGCCTGCATGGCCTCCAGCTCGGCGGCCATCGCCGCGGCTTCTTCCTCGTTCGGCTCCAGCACGCCCTGCTTCAGTAGGCGCTTGCGGAAATATTTCTGCACCTCGCCAAGCCCCTCGCCTTCCATGTTCATCATGGCCATGCTGCTTAGGATCGTCAGCGTTTCGGGGTCCTGCGTGATGGTCATCATTCCGGTCAGCGCCCGGACAACCGCGGCGCGCTTGCTCGAGGAGTTCGGGCCCACGTCCACCGTCACGTCGAACTTGGCCTGCGTCAGGTCGTTTTGGTACTCGATCGCGCTGGTTTCCTTGTTCAGCATCGGCTTGACCAGCTCGATGGACCGCGGCTGGCCCGTCTTGCCCAGGCCCTTCATCTTTCGGTTCGGCTCGACGTAAATCTCCCGCGCCATCGACAGCCAGATCTCGCCGCAGCGTTTAACCGCCTTGGCGAAATTGCTCATATAAATAAAGGTCTGCATGTCCAGCTTGTTCTGGATCAGCTCAACGGCTTTGCCGCTCATGTTGGGCTGGAGCTGTTCGCCGGCCTGCTGGTTGCCCAACAACTCCTTGATGTCCCCGTCCGTGATCTGCAAGAGCGCCGCCATGGCCGGCGGTATCTCCGGCGCCCGCGTGTAGTCGAGCGGGCCTTGCGCCTGCTCCTGGCCATCCGCATTCGTCACGGGGTTAACCAAGAGATACGGATACTGTTTGACGTTATCTTCCGCCCACATCAGCTCATGGCCGGCCACCTGCTCGGCCGTCATGATGGGTTTCTGGATCGTGCCGTAAGCGCTGATCTCGCCCAGCTTGGTCAGCTGCATGTTTTTCAAGCGCTGCGCGTCCTTGGCGAGCCTGACATGCCCCTGGCAGCGCTCGATGCTGTCCACGAACCACCGCTTTCCGTAGACCGGAACAATCGGGATCTCGCTTCCCGCAATCAGCCCGTGATCCTCGAGGATGCCGCCGCCGGACAGCAGGTATTTGTGGACCTTCTGCCGCTTGATGCGCCGCTTGCGCTCCTCAATCTCGACATGTCCGGTGGCGAGCAACATTTGCTCGAGCTCGGGGTCGTTTTCAAAGTCGCGTTCAGAGTGCTTGACCTCCTCGCCATCCAGCGAACGGAAGTAGCGGATCGCCTCAGACACCTGTTCCTTGACGTAGTATTCTGCCACGTAAACGATGTCGGGCGTCTGCCAGTCAAATTCCTTGAGCTGCACATCCTGCGGCCAAGTTGACGGGTCATCCTCAAACCGCCGCCGATAGCTGTCGCGCGTCATCGCGATCAACACAAAGCAGCACCGCGCGTCCTTCTTGTCCTGCCGCTTGGCGTCGAGGTCAAAGAACACGGAAGCGTCAGCATCAAAGATGGGCTGAAAGACAATGCGCTGCTGTTCGTTCTCGGGGTCGCCCTCGTCCTCGTACTGGTTCGTCAGCCGCCAGGCCCCGAACCCGCCGCCGACCGCTTCCTCGAAAGCGTTGTCATAGGCCTCCTGCGCCCCGCTGTCCTCTTCGTCGGCCCGGTAAAGCTCGTCGCACGTGTCGGCCAGCTGGGAGTTGGAACTCCCGTCCTTGGGGATAAAATCAACCGTGATGCGATTATTGCGGTATTCGCTGATTATCCGCATCACCGACAGGGCAACCTTGTTGACCTCGAACCGGGGCCGGTTCGCGTACTGCTCGGTCAGGCTGCCTTCCCACTGGGCGCCGGCGATGGAATAGAAGCGCCGGTCCTCAAGACATTGAATGCGCTCATCTTTCATCGTCGCCTGGATGCGGGCGAACTCGGCCACCGCCTCGGCATGGACGTCGCGATATCTTTGTTCTTTGGTTTGTCGCGCCAACGCAGAACCCTCTTGACTTTTCGGCTTTAACCTATCTCGCGAGCGGTGTCACGATGGGAACAGGTTTAGTTATTCGCTGGCTGACCGGGCGGCCAACCATGGCCGGAAACAGGTCCGTCATCGCCCAGACCAGCGCGTCAACCCGGTCGGGGCTGCCGTCGCCCTCATAGCCGAACGTGGTCATCTGCGTCATTTGCGTCTCAAGCGCCGGGAAGCTGCCGACATGATGCACCCTGCCCTGCTCATACATGGAAGCGATTGGCTCGGCCCGGATGTGCTTGCCGCGCGTGGCCCGCACTTCCTTGATGCGCACGTTATTCCGCACGCTTCGAAGGGTTTGGGCTACCATGTCGCCGCCCTGGTTGACCTCGATGACGATGGCGTCGGCCTGATACTGGTCGTAAAGGTTCACCGCCCGGCGCGCCCATTGCATCGGGGTCCCGCCCATGGATGCGTCCTCGAGGACATAGGCTTCCTGCGTTCTGGCATGGATGCCAGCGACAATGATGCCGTGATCGTCGCTGTTCTCAGTGTTGCTGACGGCAGGGTCGATCGCCACCACGATCCGGCCCAGCGGGTCATGGGTCCGAACCCGGCTGGCTTCGATCTGGCCATAGGTCCAGAGCGCATTCGGGATGTCGCCAAGGATCTCCCCGCGCAGCTCCTGCCGGCCAAGGCGCGTCCCTTCGTAGCGAAGCTGGATGCGCTCGAGGAACTTGGCCGCCAGGTTGGACTTGTTGTCCATTGTCGCGCCGCGGGTAATGTGAACCTTGCCTTCGGTCCCGGCGACGATGGCCTTGACCAGCTCCACCGGCCGGGGCGTCGTGGTCACCAGCACGCGGGGGTGATCGCCAAGGCGCAGGCCGAAGGAAAGCTGATCCCACGTCTCGCGGGCGTAACGCCACTTTGCCAATTCATCACACCACGCAAGGTCAAACTGCGGGCCCCGCAACTGGTCCGGCTCGGTCGCGTTGAAGGTCGTGGCGACGGCGCCGTTCGGCCAGGTCAAGCGGCGCTTGGACGGCTCGTAAAGCGGGCGCTCGGCTTCCGGGTAGACGGACAGGATGCCAGACACACCCTCCACCATAACATCGCGAGCGTCGGCCGCCGTCTCCCCGATCAGGGCAATCCGCCTGTAGCCCTTGGCCACCTGTTCCTTGACCCACTCGGCCCCGGTGCGGGTCTTGCCCCAGCCGCGGCCGGACATGATAAGCCAGATATCCCAGTCGCCCTCAGGGGTTATCTGCTCAGGCCGCGCCAGAAACTCGCGCCAGTCATACAGCAGGGCTTCCTGTTCCTCGGGCGACAGCTGGTCAATGATGGCGTTGCGCTGGTCACGCGGCAGGGCGGCCAGGCGCTCGGCGGTGCTGGCGGTCATTTGGTGGCGATCTGTTCCAGCAGCGACTTGACACGCTGGCCGGCAATGCCGTGCTCGATCCGAACCGGAGGCTTGGTGTCATCGCCGCTATGGTGGATTTGAAGCGGCGCCAACTTGGGGAAGATCCCGTTGTAGAAAGCGTCAGGGTTCGTCTTCGCCCACTCAATCAAACCATCGACCCCGCCAAGCTCGGAAAAAGCAATCTCCACGGCTTCCTTGAAAGCCTTGGTTGACTTGTTCGGCGTTCCCTTCGTCCTGCCGCCTGTCTTGACGCCCTTGGCCATCTAAACGTTTCTACTTTAGAACGGTTCTCAACTAACACTTCCACCGCCGCATGGAGGCCTTGGCCCGCTCGGCGTTCTTGGACTTCGCCACCACACCACCCATTCGGGCGCAGAAGCTGGCCTTGCGCGCCTTGTCGGCCTTGGTCTTGGGGTTCGGCGCCGGAGCCTTCAGGTTCGACCCCGTCTCCCGGTTCAGCTTGGCCCTGCCCTTGGCTGTCAGGCCAGCGCCCCGGCTGACAGGCAGCTTCTCGCCGCGCCCGACTGACAGTGACGTGCTCTTGCGAGCCATCACTTCCCCCGCTTTTTCGCGGTCTTGGCCGAAGCCCGGAACGCCGCAGCGGTCGGCGCACCCTTCGTCCCCGGCTTACGCATTGTCTCTCCAGAACCAGCTGCAATCCTGCGTTGCTTGGCCCTGATATTAGCGTAAAGACCCGGCTTACTCGCCATCCAGCA